AGTCATTACTATCTACATAGCGATAGCAGTATTCCTTATCTGACATTATGCTCACCCCTCAGGTTGGCGGCGAAATCACCACCTTTGCATTCAATGTGATCAGCGAATTCATGATAAGGCTCTTCATGATATACGGGGCTTTGCTGTTTATTGTGGCACTGGTTCACTCAATAGTTATGAGTTCAGACAATAAGACAATAGAACAGAAACAAATAGACAACGGAATGAGGAAGTGTCCTTTTTGCGCTGAACTAATCAAACCTGAAGCCATTAAATGCAAACACTGCGGGAGTGATGTTAAGCCAGCAGATGAAGTGATTTCTTCAAATTTAGAATACGGATTTAACCCCTCTGATTTACCTTTTGATTCCTTCTTCATACGCAGGAAAGTTGGGTTTGATATTAATGATCATGCAGTTATGGAAATGGTTAATAAACTAAAAAGAATAAATCCTGGTATGCACCCTATGAATATTCAAACTCGCTATGCTAATGATTTTGATAAATTAAAAAACAAATTACCGAGCAGCATCAGAGATGAGTTTGACGCTAGATACAAATACTGGATGGATAAGTGAGCAATAAATGAAACAGATAATCATAAGTTTGGTAGTTTTGGTGCTGGCTGGATGCTCCAGCATAAGTGAAATGAGAGAGCGTGGCCCACATTTAGAATTTAAGAGTAAAAAAGAAGCTCAAGTTCTTGCTACTTGCATCACCATGGAATGGCAGAAATTTAGAGTTGTTGGGGGGGGTGCTACTGATGTCAGCATGAGCTTGTTACCAAATGGGTTCTCAGTATTTACCCCAAATCAAACAGAAGTCGCAGATGTACATAATATAGATAATGGTTCTACAGTTAATTTTTTTGTTCAAACAGGATTATTTGATTGGAGAATTAATCAGAGAGTTGATGGCATTAAAAAATGCATCTAACAACTATGTAAAACAAATCGAGGTCGCTTAGGCGGCCTTTTTTATTGGAGATAATATGACTTTATTTGCGCAAGAAGTAATGACACCAATCAAACTAAGCGGTTCATTAGCTAAGATGTTCGGTCGCGACCATCAACGATTAGTTGGTAGCTCTGGCGAAGTTATTAAGGCTTTATGCGTAACTATTCCTGGCTTTGAGCAATACCTGATGACGGCCAAACAGCGTGGACTCACGTTTGCCGTATTCAAAAATAAGAGAAATGTCGGCAAGGATGAGTTGGAGCTTGCAAGTGGTGGACAAGAAATTCGTATTGTTCCTGTAATTATAGGGAGCAAACGCGGTGGGCTGTTCCAGACCATACTCGGCGTAGCTTTAATCGGTATGGCAACATTTATGAGTGGAGGCTTGGCGGTGGCGTTTGGCGCGGGTGGAGTATGGGGTGGTGCAATGGCAATGATGGGCGCATCCATGGCCCTTGGCGGCGTTATCCAAATGCTATCACCGCAGCAGAGTGGGTTAGCCATGAGGCAATCACCAGACAACAAGCCAAGCTATGCATTCGGTAGCCCTGTCAATACAACGGGTCAGGGCAATCCAGTCCAATGGTGTTTCGGTAAACGGCGTAATGGCGGGGCAGTAATCTCTGCGGGTATTTACGCTGAAGATCAAATGTAAGCCCCATTGCTGGGGCAGGAGGAAAAATGGAAGCATTAGATGATTTTTTAAAGCGGTATGGCATCCCCACTAATCATTTCACTATTGAGTCGTTCAAGGGTTTTCATGAGACCTTCAAACATAATGTTCAGCGAGACCCACGTATCTTCAACTCCATTCCCGCATGCATTAAAGTCGAGGCAGAATCTGTGTCCGGTGATCTTATCCCCTCCGGTGAGGTAGTCCGTTATGAGGGGGCTGATTCTGAAGGTGCCTTTACGAAAATCGGGCCGTTCTACCTGAAGATAAAGAGATAGCCTATCAAATACCCAAGTGAATGTTTCTTTATCTGTATTTAGTTCAATATTGCGTATAAAAAACTCAAATCGGCCTTTAGACAAATGTGTGCATCTGAACATTGCCGCCATCTGATCTTGTGCAGGTGTGCCTGATAAAAGGCAGTCTGTACTCTCTAATACAGATGAATTGCCATTAATCCATTTCAGAATCGAATAGAAGGTTTGAATGGCCTTTTCACCTGAGAAGGGATTAAAGTCTTCAAGGGATGTCTCAATTAATTCTGGTTTTTCCCTAAAGTTATAATATCTACCTTCTTTGTATTCGTGCCCTTCGGTTTTACCCCATGGCTGAGTGCGCCTTCCAGACTCAGTAACCTCGAACGAACAAATAACGAGCATTTTTAATCTCCTTACCCCAGAGTAAATCAGCCATTCCTCAGATAGATAACACTCAAGCCGCGCATGGCGAGAGTGGGCTGACATTACACAATAGAAGATCAGCCGGTAATCGCCATTGAGCTGATCAATAAATACGCCAATGCCCACACTTCGTGGGCTTTTTTATGGGTGAAATATGGCACGCAAACAAATTAAAGGCCGTAAAGGTGGGGGAGGTAACGCCACTACACCAGTGGAGTCCCCAGACAGCCTGGCGTCAACTGCAACAGCTAAAATATTATTAGCTATTGGTTGTGGGGAGTTCTTTGGTGAGCTAAATAAGAAAAACACATATCTTGATGGGACTGTAATACAAAATGCCGATGGAACAGAGAATTTCCCCGGAGTCCGTCTTGATTTTCGCCCCGGCACTCAATCACAGACCTACATTCCGGGAATGCCGAATGTTGAGAATGAAATAACTGTAAATACAGAGCTTAAGTCAGATACGCCATGGGTTCGCTCTGTTACCAATATCCAATTATCAGCAGTTCGGTTGAGATTTGGATTCCCTTCATTGCAGCGCCAATCTGATAACGGTGATGTTGGCGGTTATAGAATTGAATATGCTATTGATGTTTCTACTGATGGTGGTGCTTATGTCACTATGCTGTCTACAGCAGTAGACGGAAAAACAACAACACTTTATGAGCGTTCACACCGAATAAATTTACCCAAGGCCACAACGGGCTGGCAGATCCGCGTGCGCCGAATTACCCCTAATGCAACATCAGGTCGCATTGCCGACAAGATGAACATTGAGGCTATTGCAGAAGTAATCGATGCGAAATTACGCTATCCAAATACTGCGTTGCTTTATTTAGAGTTCGATGCGACACAATTCCAAAATATACCCGTTATATCTTGGGAAACCGAAACTCAAATAGTTAAGGTTCCAAGTAATTATAATCCAACAACAAGAGAGTATATTGGCATATGGGATGGTTCATTCAAATGGGCTTATACCAATAATCCAGTATGGTGCTCTTACGCGGTAGAAACATCTAAAATGGATGGCCTTGGCCGTCGAATTGATACAACTCAGATAGACAAATGGGAACTATATAGAATTGCACAATATTGCGATCAGCCTGTACCTGATGGCCGCGGTGGAAGTGGCACTGAACCGCGATTTACTTGTGATGTTTGTATTCAATCACAGGCTGAAGCATTTACTGTATTGCGTGATTTGGCTGCTATATACCGAGGCATGACTTATTGGGGCAATAATCAGCTTTGCACCCTAGCAGATATGCCACGAGATGTGGACTATATATTTACCCGTGCCAGTGTGATTGACGGACGATTCACTTACGGTGGTGGTTCCGAGAAAAAGCGCTATACAACCGCAATGGTGAGCTGGAGTGACCCCGCAAATAACTTTCAAGATGCAATCGAGGCTATATCAGATAATGACCTAGTTCGTCGCTACGGTGTCAATCAGCTCGATATGACCGCCATCGGTTGTATCAGGCAGACAGAAGCTAATCGACGCGGACGCTGGGCGCTACTGACAAACAGTAAAGACCGGACTGTTAATTTTAATGTAGGGTTAGACGGGGCCATTCCGTTGCCCGGTCATATCATTGGTGTTGCGGATGATATGCTCTCTGGTCGGAAGATGGGCGGTCGCATTAGCTCAGTATCGGGCCGGAATATCACTCTTGACCGTGTTGCTGATGTGAAAGCAGGTGACCGGCTACTTGTTAACTTACCAAACGGTGTAGCTCAGGGCAGAACGGTGCAGGTGGTCAACGGGAAGGTAATCACTGTCACAACGGCTTACAGTGAAGTGCCAGCAGCGGAAAGCGGTTGGTCTGTTGATGCGGATGATTTAGCTATCCAGCAATATCGGGTTACTGGTATTTCTGACAATGACGACAATACATACAGTATCTCATCTGTTCAGCATGATCCGGACAAATATGAGCGAATTGATACGGGCGCTCGGATTGATGAAAGGCCAATCAGCGTAATTCCTCCCGGCGTCCAGCCACCTCCGACAAATGTTGTTATTGATAGCTTCTCAGCACTTTCACAAGGGCTCGCAATAACCACCCTACGTGTTACGTGGGAACCAGCAGCCAGCGCGATAGCATACGAGGCTGAATGGCGACGTGATAACGGAAACTGGATATCAGCACCGCGCACATCTGCTCAGGGATTTCAGGTTGAAGGTATTTATGCCGGACAATATCAGGCTCGCGTTCGTGCTATTAACCCCTCCGAAATATCCAGTATTTGGGCTAATGCTCAGGAAACTACATTAAACGGTAAAGAGGGAAATCCTCCAATGCCAGTGGGTTTTGCGTCCACAGGCATTCTCTTTGGCATCACCTTAAGCTGGGGTTACCCGGAAGGTGCTGAGGATGCGCTAAAAACCGAGATTGAATATAGCCTGTCTGCTGACGGCACCGATGCCATGCTGTTGAGTGATGTGCCGCATCCGCAACGGAACTACACTATGCAGGGGTTGAGAGCAGGGCAGGTGTTCTGGTTCCGTGCTCGGATAGTTGATAAATCCGGTAATCAGTCGCCATGGATTGATTGGGTTCGTGGCATGTCCAGCACAGACACAAGCGCTATTCTCGAAGCGATTGGCGACGACTTTATCAATAACACAGTTGCGGGTCAGCAACTGATTAATGATGACTTCATGAATGCAGAGGGCATTCTCGAAACAGCGAAGGCCAATAACGCCAGCATCTGGCAGCAATGGGCTCAATACGGAGAGAATAAAGCCGGTGTTATCCACTTAACGACCACTGTTGCCGATGCTGAAAGAGCATTTGCTGAGTTTGAAACCCTTGTTACAGCAACATTTGAAGACCAGACAGCAGCGATAGACCAAAAAATGACAGCAGTTGTTGATGCCAACGGGGCTAGTGCTACTTATAGTTTAAGGGCCGGACTGAATTATAACGGCCAGTTTGTCAGCGCAGGCATGGTAATTGGTGCAGAGTTTATTAATGGTATAGCTAAATCCTCAATTGGTTTTACTGCCGATCAATTTATATTGCTCTCCGGTCCAACTGGTAATTTATTTTCGCCTTTTGCAGTGGTAAATGGTCAAGTGTTTATGAATGATGCATTTATTGCAAATGCATCAATTGGGCGAGGAAAAATAACAGATACCCTTGAATCAGATAATTACGCGCAAGGAATATCCGGTCTAAAACTGGATTTTAAAAATGGTAATGCTGAATTTAACAATGTAAATCTCAGGGGGAATATAACTATGGATAACACGATTAATGGTATTCGCACCATAGTAGATTATCGTGGGCAGAGGACATATCACGCAAATGGTCAGCCAGCGATAATATGCGGGTACTTCTAATGGCTGAACCTATTCTATATATCTCCCCCAGTGATGGGGGGAAAGGCATTAATATGACGTCTGGCACTCGGCTATTAAAGTTTTTGGGATACTATGATACTAACGGTACGGGGAATCCGCCCTCTGCTGTATTGAATGGATATACCGGGGGGGCATTATATCTCGTGCCGTCCGATTTTGGCGGGGTGATACAACCTCTGGGCTCCTCTGCGGTGTGGGCGTGGTGGGTTACTGGGTATTCAATGTCTGGAAATCGAATAACATTCACTACATCAGAGAGCAATAAAGGATGGGTAAGATTTTCAGCATTTGAAATACCACAATCGCCCGCAGTTGGTACATACGGACTTTTATTGCAAGATTCAGCAAATTTCATGGCAATAAATGAGTCTAGTGAGCTTGGCTTTTGCACGTGGCGCGGTAATGTAAATATATCTGGCGTTTGGTCGATTCCTGCCGGAATACAAAATAGAGATAATGCAATTGTGTTTGCAAACTGGGATAACCCTAATGTTTCTCTTTATTACGACTCAGCAAATAAAACAATAAACTGCTATCAAATAAATTCAACGGGTAGCACAAGCTCAGGCTCTGTAAACGCCAATATTTGCGTATTCACAACAGGGTTCTTTCCTGAGCCGCCAAGCCCAGGAACTGCCGGGTTGGCGATATTCAACACAAGCGGTCAATGTACGTATTCATCAAGATATGCACCGTTAATTATTGGCGGAAATATGGCGCTAAGCAACCAGCCAAACGTATGGGTTAATACCGGAATTACAAGGCCAATGATACCACTACCGAGCGCCGGGGGGCTGCCAGCCGGTAATATAAATAATGGAAACTATAGGGGCTGGTATAAGTCAGCAATGAGAATGTCTGGTTCAAGTATAACAGCCGGGCAAGGTGCGTATGTTAATAGTTCAAATACACTCGATTATCCATACGGCATTTCTCCCATCTCTATTCCTGTACTTAACGCGGACATTTATTTTTAAAATTAAGGATTAATATATGGCTTGGTACCGGTCAGGCACAGTCACGTCAGAAGCAGCACAAAATATAGTCACAGGAACAGGAACGCAGTGGGCCAATAATGTGATGGGCGTAGCGCCCGGCATGGCTTTATTTATCCCTGATTCTGCTGGAAATACTTTGATTTATGAAATATTAGCAGTAGATAGCAATACTCAAATTCGCATAAATGGCAATATAAAAGAATCCGTGGCCGATTCCTCTTATGCAATTATGACTACTGTATCTAATTCATATTCAGCGCTAGCGCGTGAGACATCAGCACAATTAGCGATGTATCAGCAACTACTGCAAAGCTGGCAGCAAATATTAACGGGCACGGGTGATGTCACAATTATAGCCCCGGATGGCACTGAGGTTGTTATTCCGTCATTTAATAGTGTAGATAGGGGTGAGTATTTATTAAGTGTCAAATGGCACATGAGTAGAACTTATATTCCAGAAGGCTGGGCACCAGCTGACGGTATAATTCTAGACAGGGCGCTATGGCCGGATGCTTGGGATGCGATACAAGTTGGCTATTCCCGTGTTACAGATGAATCTTGGATTAGAGACCCGATTCTGCGGGGTTGTTTTTCAATAGGCAATGGTAGCACTACATTCAGAATTCCAGACCTTAACGGTAAATCTGAAGGTTCACTTGGAGCGGCATTTCTTCGCGGCGATGGTAAAAACTCATTTGGCGAAATAGGGAGGATTCAAGGCGATGCTATTCGGAATATAACTGGCGATTTTGGCTCATTAGGGGGTCAAATTAATAATGCATATGGCATTGTCATCGGATCAAAAAATGGGGTGTTTGTAGGTCATGGTGAGAACGGGAGGCCAACATCTGCAAACATCGGGCAACCTGCTCTGGGTTCAGAATTTGTAGCTTTTGATGCTTCACGAGTAGTACCGACCGCAGCAGACAACCGTCCGGTCAACGCCACGGGTTGCTACATAATTAAACTCGCTGGTTCGGCACTCAACGAAGGGCAGATTAACGCGCTCGAATTAGCAACGCAGATAACACAACTTGCCTCGCGCACTACAAGCTTAGAGTCAGATTCTATTACAACCAGCAAAGTAATAAACACTCCGTGGATATCCCCGACTTTGATTAATGGCTGGGTTAAGCCAGCATCTCGCAGATGTGCGTATAGAAAAGTTTTAGGTCTAGTGTTTGTCGAAATGACAGTAAATAGTGGTGCCTATGATTCCACAGTATTCACACTGCCTCCGGGGTATAGACCTGCTATGGAAACAAACTCATTTGTGGCATTTGGCCAAGGTTCAAGCGGTATTTCTCCAAGGGTTTATGTTGATTTGAACGGCAACGTAATATCGAGAAATTCAGATGCTAACGCCACAATTGGAATAGAAGTCTCATTCTGCTTTTCACCGGTGATGGCATGAAATTAAATATATTAGATAGCGACGGGTTCTATATTGAAGATTATATCGATGGATATTTGCCAAAGAATTGGACAGCTGATTTAGTTGGGGATGGCTATTACAAAGCGCAATATCAAAACGCGGATATAGACCCGGATACAGGGGAATGGACTGGTGGCGTGTGGGCAGAAACTAGCGGGCCTTCAACTATAGATATTTCAGCTCAAAAAGCGGAATTTGTTACTCAAGCGAAACTCAAAAAATCAAAGCTGATAAGTGATGCAAGCGATAGAATAGAGATTCTAAAAGACAGAATTGAGTTGGGGCAAGATAGAGCAGCAGAGCTGAAATTATGGAAGTCATATCGTATAGCGCTTGATGATATTGATGTAAGTGCGGCACCGGATATCGAGTGGCCTGTAGCGCCGGAGTGATGTGTGGGCAGGGATGCTTATGAAGCGGGTGACATATTAGTGACGCATCTATAGTGCCAAAGAAGTGTCACTGATATGTCAGTGTTAGCCATAATGTCGCTCGTGAATGCAGATTAGGCCATTATTTACAATGAGTTATATACACTACGACGTTCTTCTAAGCCGTAGGTCACAGGTTCGAGCCCTGTAGGGCGTACCATCTTTACGTCTCCTGAAGTCTATCTAAGTCCATAAATCCCTTATATAATCAGTATCTCTGGAACTTCCTAGTATCCCTACGTTTATCCGCATCTACTGAGTTCTATAGATAGTTGGGGGTATAAATGGGGGTAAGTCTAGGTTCAATGGAATGAGATACCCCCACATGAAACTAAACGCCCGGCAAGTGGATACCGCAAAACAAAAAGAGAAACCTTACAAGCTCTCCGACGGCGGTGGATTATTTTTATTAGTAAACTCAAATGGTTCACGTTACTGGCGGTTGAAGTATCGGATTGCTGGAAAAGAAAAGCTGCTATCAATCGGGGTCTATCCCGATATCGCTCTCGCTGAGGCCCGTGCCAAAAGGGACGAAGCCAAACGAATTCTGGCTGCTGGTGGGGATCCCGGTGAAGAAAAAAAAGCAGATAAACAGGCCAAGAAAGTCAGCATTGATAACACGTTCGAAGCGCTGGCCAGAGAATGGCATGCTTATAAAAGACCTAATTGGTCGAAAGGTTACGCAGACGATTTAATGGAATCGTTTGAAAATGATATTTTTCCCTATGTTGGAAAGCGCCCTGTTGCTGAAATCAAGCCGTTAGAGATGCTTGAAACACTGCGTAAACTAGAGGCGCGTGGTGTCCTCGATAAAATGCGCAAAATTCGTCAGGCGTGCAATCAGACTTTTCGCTATGCGATCGTGACCGGCAGGGCGGAGAACAACCCCGCCAGTGAGCTGGCAGGTGCTTTGGCAGTACAGAAACATCAGCATTATCCCCACCTTTTAGCCGCTGAACTTCCTGAATATCTTCAGTCTCTTAGTGCCTATAGCGGCAGCCCTGTCACACGAATAGCAACCCGTTTGCTCATGCTTACCGGCGTTCGAACAATCGAGCTACGTGCTGCTGAGTGGGTTGAATTCAATTTAGATAAAGGTCTGTGGGAAGTCCCTACTATCCGAATGAAAATGCGCCGTCCACATCTGGTCCCTTTATCTGAACAGGTTTTAGAGTTGTTGTTGCAACTGCATGCTATTACCGGTCGCTTTAAATTAGTTTTTCCTGGTCGTAATGACAGTCTAAAGCCAATGAGCGAGGCCAGTATTAATCAGGTCATAAAGCGTATTGGTTATCATGGCAGAGCCACCGGCCACGGTTTTCGACACACAATGAGCACTATTTTGCATGAGCAGGGTTTCAATACGGCCTGGATAGAAACACAACTGGCTCATGTCGATAAAAACAGTATTCGCGGTACTTATAATCACGCTCAATATCTGGATGGTCGCAGAGAAATGCTGCAATGGTATGCCGACTATATGGATAGTCTGGAAAATGGCGAGAATGTGATTCATGGCAGATTTGGGAAACGGGCATAGGGGAGGGATATTTGCTATCTGGCTGAAATAGTTATCCAAACTTTTTAAAGGCATCTCACGATGCCTTTTGCCATTTAGAGGTTATTCTGCCTCGAGAGGCTCGCTGGTGGCTTGATGATAAGTTTGATGTAGCAGGTCTATTTGCTGTTGTAGGACAAAGTTGAGTATTTCTTTCACTTCCTGAGATTCGAGAGTGATAACGGCGTGGATCAGTGCACGACAGTGATCGATAACTTCTTCTAATTCTGCGGGCGTATTATCGTACATGGCGCACCTCCGGCGGGAGAGTGGCGGCCAGTGATGCTGGCAGGTGAAGAAAAGCGGTACGGCAAGGGGCTTTAGTCGTCGAATCCATGATGACAACCTCTCAGTTGATGGCTTTATCCCACCACCAAGAGCTGCTAATCCCTTTGGGTGGTGGACTGAACGGGGTTAGCAGACCGGTCAACAGAGAACCCGGCGCATCTTTCGATGCCCCCGTCCAGCCCACCATTGTTTTTCACAGGTGTAACTGTACCCGCACATAGTAACCGCCTGCGCGGTTGTGCGCTCTGTTTTGTCTCAGGCTGCTAAACCCAGCAACGGATTTTGCCGCTGCGGGGGCACTATATCCGGCCATTCTCTACTGTTCAATTAACCAGTGGTAAATTAGGACAAACATTTTTGTAGATGCGAGGGAGGCCGCATTTGTGGGAAATCTCACAAATATGTGACTTTTTTAGAGTAAAAGTGAGGTTATTAGAATTTATAACCTTCGTACGAAAAATTTAATTAATTACTTTTATATTTGTTGCTTTGTATTACTTAAATTTTATTAAAGTGAGCTTCTTCAAAGAACTTAATTAAAAAATGATAGATATTAACTAATCGATAATTACAGAATGCGAGGAAGTATCATGGCCTTAACGTTTCGGAATTTAGATTTGTTAACACGCAAGCATATGATCAATGAGATTCAATCTGATATTGACGCTGATATAGTATACATAAGTAATTATTTGAACCCAAAGGGTAGAGAACATTGGGCAATCAAATTGTTGGAATCAGCAAAAAATCATGATGACTCATGGCTTGAAGATGAAATTAGTAAAAATAATATGCTTGAACAATATCACACACGAAAAAAACCATCAGGCGGCACGACTCAGGCGAAAGTCCCTGTCAATGCCCCACAAACCTTAGCTGAAGGAGAATTTAATAGATATTATGCTAGAGGCGTTTGTTTAGCGGCTATTGAGTTGAACATAGATGAAGTTGAAGTATATCGTGCCAGACACTCTGAGAATCCAAGAGCCCAATCACAAGCTTTATTAGGTCGCCGTTATTCACCAACGACTATTCTTGATGATATTCGCTCAAGTTCAGGTGTTGAGACTGCTTTAGGTGTCCCACCAGGTCCTAATTCAGGGCTGACAATCTTTTATTAGAACATATGGTGGGCTTATACTGCCCACCAATATAAGACTTATATTATCATTCATTTTCCCAACAAAAACCTATCACATTCTTGTACTACAAACTCAGGTAAAACTTCATATTTGAATGGGTTTAATTGCATAATGTAGTCGTTTTCAATATGATATGTTTCATTAATGTATTTTCTAATTACATTGCTAATGCCTTTCATTTTATCTTCATCATTTATGATCCTGAATAATTGAAGTTTTTCATAATCTATATCGGTATTAGTGTATAAATCTAACATTAATTCATTATTATTTAAAATTGAAAGAATATGATTATAATCAAAATCCTCAATAAAACCGCGCACGAATGAACACGCCGAATCTAATTCACTATTAGTCATTATTCTTTTTACGTTAATATCTCGATATTCTGGATTATCTCTTTTATGGAAAAGATTAGACAAAAGTTGATATTCCATTCCTTTGTCACCTGTTATCTCATAATATCTTCGCAAATAAATAAATTAATTTATTTATTATATGGGTATCACGAGATAGATTCTCTTTACATACCTGTGTGAATGTTAAGATATCTTCCTTTTTTATTTCTATTTCAGAAACAATCCCCAAGCGAGACTTTATAAAACAAGCATTAGGTTGAGGTCTGAATGAGCTAGATAGAGTACTAACAATATCAATAATAGGTTCAAGATCATGTGTCATAAGTAATACTGTTTTATCTTTAAAACTATTCTTTCGTTTAAAAAGCATTTCAATAATCGCAAATTTTTTATTACGATCAAAAGAGGATATAGGATCATCTAAAATTATAAGGTCTGGATTTTTTGAAATTGTCGCATACATAAACAGTATAAGAGAAAAAGCATTTTTCTCTCCATAACTTAAATGTTGATTCCCACCACTTAAGTTACTTTTCGAGTCAATATGTCTTAGCATCATTTTATAATTGGATTTTTCATCTGCTATATCAACAATATACTTATATCCTGCAAACTTTAAAAAATCGTTAATCTCTGTTTTATGGTTATCGATAGTTCTTTTTATCCCCGCTTTTTGTTTAGCCACTTCTCCTTGCAATAATCCAGCTTGGTGAATCACTCCTTCTAAGGCTTTATTAACTTTATCTATAATTTTTTTTGTTGCAAAAGATTCAAGTAAAGGCAATAATTTTATGTCAATTAATAAAGAATCTAATCGGTCTTTAACATTATCTATATCCGTAAATGAAAAAAACGTAACACTCTTTATTGATAATAGTCTCTTACTTAGAGTATCTATTTGTTCTTTTAATTGCTTAAGATATAACTTTCCTTCATCGGATAGTCCAATTTTATCTTCCGTTATCTTTTTTAGATTTTGTTTTGTTTGGTCACTAAAATATTGGTCTATCTTATCTATTACATTTAATACCTTAACAAGATGACCAATCGAATTGGCATCATACTCTTCACTTACTTTTTTGATTGTAGCCAATTTTTCTTTTGCTGGTGCAACACAGTAAGGACAATTATCTGATAAATTTAAAAATATGGCACCTTCTAGTTGCCATTTAATCCAACTGGCATTAGATTTACTTTGCAAATATGTAGAATAAACTTCCAATCCTTTAGGGATGTTTTGTATTTTATTTCCTTTTGAGAACCCTTTAGCCATACTGCTTGATGCGGCAACCCCCGATTTAGCACTACCAAAACAATTACTTAAGTTATTTAATTCATCAATTACTGTATTGAGTTCTTCATTATTTGAAAATGCATATCTAATATCCGACATTATTGCTTCAATACTATCTACTTTTTCCTGATAGTCTTCATTCTTTATGAATATTTCAAAGCTATTTTCTATTACTTCATCTTTCTTAAATACAAACTGGTTTATATAACTTTCATCAAAAATAGATACTTTTTTAATGGTTTCAGAACCTGTTATTGATGGTTTATATTTATCATCCTTTTCATTAATATATTTGAAAGGTGTCAGTGAGTATAACTCATTGGGATTTGTTGCTTGTAGGTAAATAGCTTTTGCGATTGTGCTTTTTCCTGTGCCATTAATACCAAATCTAATATTAAGGACACCTTCCTTAATTCTTACTATTCCTTCGTTTATACTATTGCAATTTCTTATAATGATTTCCATTCTCAATCCTTAATGAAATCTATAAAAATATCGTGTGTATTATTACCATGCTGACTATAAATTAGTGTTAACATTCCATTGTCATAGATATTTTCAACTGATTGTTTTTTTCTAAAAATTTATTTAATTGAGACTAATGATATTATGCCATAAATTAATTCCAATAATATATATGAATGCAAAGGTGATAGTGAAATAAATTCAAGTTATTTATATTATTTCTTCCCATACAGTTTAAGACTTGATCAAAACCCTTCACCCCATTCACCAACCTACAAAATCCCCCCCACAACCCGCACCCACTCTGGCCTCGCCCCCTCTGAATACTCCCCGCTGAACTCTTCAGCAACTGTTCAGGTGTTCAGTTTTTAATACCTGCCATCCATGAATTAATGAACACCTCTGAATACTGACTGAACAGTTATTAGTAAACTATTCAGTCAGTTTTTATCTTTGTATTTCAATTAATTAAATCTATTTCTGAATACTCTGAATAAGCCAGAGGTGAGAAATAATTAGTGGGGTTCTTCCGGTTGCGGATGGTGGGGCAGTGCCAGGGCGGGGAGCCAGTCATTGGCGGTGTCGGATAAATCCATGTTGTAGCGGAACCCTTTGTCAGTTCTGGCTTTTTTGTATTCTGCGCCGAACTCTTTCATCACTTTGGGAAAGTCTTTGCCGAATTTGGTCAACGATAATGAACGCTGATGGCCGTAAGCCTCCATATAAGCCAGATAAGCGTGATACAGATAAATGCGCGGGGCGCGCGGGGAAATTGCCAGCGTTCCCATATACATACCGACCGCCTCGCCCAGCTCGACAATGTGCGCGCAGAAGCCATAAAGCGGATCGGCATCCCGCTTAACCCCCATCGCCTCCCGTGAATCTCGCTGCTCAAGTAGCAACTTTCGCGCCTTGTCCTGGTCGGCAAATTCAGCCAGCAGGCAGCGGATCACCACTGGCAGTTCTGCCGCGATTTTCTCGCCGATCAGCGGATCTTTATCCGCCTCTTTCACGGGATGGTTGAACGCGAAAATCACCCGCCGCCGGGCAATACCGCCTTGCCGCTCGGTGAAACTCATCGGCTCGTTATTGGTCGCCAGCACCACAGCCGTTAATAAGGTGCTGAATTGTTTCTCATATTTGCCGTCGATTTCCACTAAATCCCCGCCGGTGATGGCCTTGATGCCAGCCCCCTCGCCGACATATTTCACCTGATCGGGCAGCGTAATCAGGCTCTTGCCGACAAACTGCGCGCGCCCTCTGGCTTGATCCAGCGCCGCCATATTGCCGGAGGCGGTGTTCTGGCGGCCCGCCAGCAAGGTGGCGATGTAGGTGAATACCGATTTTCCACTGCCGCCCTCGCCGGTGACCTCAAGGAACAATTGCCAGTCGAATCGGTTGGACAGAATCATAAACAGCGCGGCTTTGATACGGGCCATTTTGGGCAATTCGTCATTGGCCGCATGGGCCAGCCACTTGGTGAAATGGGGGGCGTGGTGTGCCAGATTTTCGTCTGGCTGCGGTTCGGTGAATATGATGTCGTTATGATGCTGCAACCAATCATTGGCGCGATGCGGCCGGAACTGTTTGGCTTTCAGGTCATAAACTCCATTCTGAAAGCCGATTAAATGGCGTGGTGGCTCGCCCATGATCGGGATTTGCAGCTTCATCGCTTCAATGGCATTGCGGATACCGGCCGGTGAATAGGGCGTGTCGTTGGCGTTGAAAATCATCACCAGCTCGCGCCGTAACACACCATCGGGCAGCTTGTCCCAGCGCTCGCCATCATAGTGATAAACCGTTTCACTCTCGGCATGCACCGCAATCTGGCCATAATGTTCGGCCAATAACTGCCCGCGCTGACTGGCGGCCATTTGCGATAATGTCGGATGCAACCCTTTGTTTTCAGCCAATTGGCTCACCGGCGGCGGCTGATACAAACCATGATAAAAACTGTTACGCGCCTGCCCGGTACCGGCTTGCTGACGGTAATCATCCCAATCGGCTTTATGCGGGGTTGGCGGCAATGTCACCCAACCATTGACCGCGTTGGCGGCTTTTTCTGCGGACAACTGGCCAACATTGGCTGTGTCTTGTGGATTGATATCATTATCCGCCGCAATGATGATTTTCGCGGCAGGCCAATAGATACGGAATGCCTGTGCCACCGGCAACAGATTTCCGGCATCGATGGCGGCGATAATCACGGCGGCCGGTAGCAATAACTCCAGACTTTGCGCGGTGGCGTAACCCTCTGCCAGCACCACGGTTTCAGCCTGTTCCGGCAGCGGTTTGAGCGGGATAAACGCGCCTTTTTTGCGGCTACCGGCGATCAGCTTTTTTGTGCCATCGGGCCGGATAATCTGTGCGCCGGTGCTGTCGCCCGCCATATTCTGTAATGTCAGCAATAACGAACCATCCGGCAGAATAGGTAATTTATGGCCGCTCAGACCTTTATTAATTAAATAGCGAGATTCTCCTGGCGTGGTTTTCGCCATGAGAGAGGCCAGATCCGGCGCTTTCGGTTTGGGCAAGACACCGAGAATATCGGCCACCAGCTGCGCGGCTTCAGTTAGCGAGCATTGTCGGACATTTTTAACCAGATCCAAACCGTCGCCGGATCGTGGTTCGCACTGATTACAAAACCACGTTCCCGCGCCCTGACGGTCATCAAAACGAAAGCGGTCTTTGCCGCCACAGGCCGGACAGGGGGAGTGCTGTTTGCTGTGGCTGATCGCCAGCGCATCCAGAATAAAGCCCCATTTTCCGCGCGCCTGTGCCGCAACCTCGGTAATAAATTGATTCATGACTTTTCCTTTTTACGCCCGGTTTCCGGCGGATAAAATCCATTTTCGGGCCATTTTTAACACCCATAGCAATGTTTTAAATTTTATAAATACAATTTATGTATCAATGAGATGCAGATAATCTGATTCTATTGTCCAGTAGTTGCACCCAACGGGAATATTCGTAGACTCACTGTATCCACCGCGCCACCCTTGCTCCGTGGTGGATAAACGCCCCGGCAGTATTGAGTGATGTCGGGGCGTTCCTTTTGATACATCCGCAGCCGGAGGAAAATAACGTTTCTGTTATTTTTTAGCCTATGAACTACACCATTGAATATTACGATGATGATGTCATCACCCAGCTTCTTGCCCAACCCATCAGCTTGCAGGCCAATTTTATTAGCCTGGCTAAACGTATGAAGCGCTACGGTATTAAGATGGTTGATGCTGTCCCGATGCATTACCACGAAGATGTGTTTGAGCTGTGTTTTTATGAGCCGAAAGGCTGGAACCGCGTCATTTTTATGGCACAAATAGACTGGCAGATTGTTATTTTGCATATTGTGGTGCAAAAAACGGCTTATATGCCGTGGAAAGAGAAAGGCAAAGCCGCTAAACGAATGAAGGAGTTGCGATTTGGATAATAAACGCCAACCACCAAGCCTGTCCCATGAACAAGTGGTCGCCCGAATGCTAAAGAAACCGACAGTGAGGGCAGAATATGAGCGGCTGGAGCGCCAGGATTTCGCCATCATTGATGAAACGTTAAAGGGAATACATTCCGAATAATGCACCAGCGCACTCATTGCTTATTTCCCCGTGAATGTGCAATTTGCTGTTCAATCCAGTCATTCACCTCACTTTCAACAAAAGCGATAGCCCGCCCCCCTATTTTTATCGGTGGCGGGAAGCGCTTTTGTTTTAATAATTTATAAACCCAAGGCCGGCTAAAACCGGTACGTTTTAATACTTCTGGCAATCGGATTAATGATGAATAGGTCATTCCATGACTCCTGTTATCTCTCGGTGGCTACTGAATTAATTGAAACAAAATCAGGCAGTAATAGGGGTAAGTGGCAAATAAATAAAAGGAACCTTTATTCCTGTCGTTTTAGGTCAATCCGTAACGCGAATATGTTAGTTGGAAACCCATAGCGGCGAGTTGGAAATAAACTTCCGCTCGTCTAAGGATTATCGGCCCCGGGCAGAGAAACAAGCAGCGCCTCGCTGATCAAGTTACTCATTTGCTTTTCGGTCACCATTTCCCCGCTGAATCCCGCGTTGAACATAGCCTGAGTCGCCACCCGGGCAATGGCGGTTTTATTCATTTTGACGCCGCGCCGGCACTGCGGGTTGTTCCTGGCTAACGCGATAGCCATACCGGCAATAAACGCCAGCGCGGTTTCTTTACCGGCAAAACCACCCCAGCTCTCTTCTGCTTGCCGCTGCTCCAGCACCAGTGCAGCGCCCAGTGGTAGCGGCCAGTGAAATCCATTCGCCTTAACCCAGCCTTCCACTTCTGCTTTTAATAAATAACCGTCATGGCGAATATCTTTATTAGTATTTGTATAACTAATATCCCGACAACTTAATAGGTTGCAATCCACTGCATCCCATAATGATTTCTCATAATTAATTATTACCATTCCTATATCATCAATTTGAATAGAATAAGGCATCACCCCAACAATCAGTGCAGCCGTTTCTTTTATTGTGATATTAATTCTGGATAGAAAAGGCGTTAACCATTTTGGTAATTTATCTTTAAGAATATTTTGATATTCTTCGTCACTGTCACGCAGGTTAATCTGCAAAAGCTGTTCTATTTCAGTCCGGTTAAATCCGACGTAATCATAACAATTCATGCTGTTAATACCTTAGAAGGGAAGTTCGTGATCATCCTCCTCATCGGGCCGGTGATTAAATTCGTCAGGTTTATAACTTTCAGGTATCCATCCATCACAAGGCGCTCCATCCATTTTAGGGTTGGCCATCGCTGCCGAGAGCAGATCAAAATAGCAAAATTGGGGGTCATCAACGCCGGGGGAGCGGGTCACGCCGAGCGCGTCCTGAATCAGTAACGGCGGTGAAACTGGCCTGGCATCCGTCAATTCTATCAGCAGCCAGTTGGCTATCTGCGCCTGACTCATCGTGGGGTGGAGACGCGAAATCCGCTGAATCAACTCCCTGATACTGATAAATTCCTGCTGCTTTTGTAAGTATCCCACCAAAACGACCCATTCATTTTTAGAGATCTTCCGACATACT